ACCAGTATCGCCACCGGCTCCACCACCGCCGCCGGCTCCGAAATAAACCACGTCTTGACCTGGATCGCGAGTGCCTACCACCGCACCCGCGGCACCGCCCCAGCGGCTGTTTCCATTGCCGCCCGCCCCGCTTGCGGCGCTTATCCCTTGGTGTCCGGGTTCTCCGCGTTCACTCGGGGAGCCACTGGCTCCACCACCGCCGCCGTTGCTAACGCCAACGGTTTCTCTCATAACACCCTTGTGGATAAATGCTCCTTGACATTTTATGCGGACAAAGCCTGATACCCCTACAGTGACCTTTGCCGGGATATGTACGCTTTTATAATTTTTAACCCCACTTATCGTTATATCGGTCGTCGGCGCAAAGTCCCCATCGCTGCCATCGCCGCGATCTAGCCACCACGCCGGATAACGATTAGAACTTACGCCCGCCAGCGTACCTGTTGCGGTATAAATAACTTCAACTATTTTACCTGCGTCAGCTGACGCAAAAAGAATCTTTCCGGTATTCCAACTTGGATCGCCATCTGCTCCCGTGCTATAGTCCGGCCAAAAATCACCGGTGGCAGGACTTGCGGCAACTTCCGCAAATGTAGAACCGTAGGTTATTGTGTTGCCATTGATTGCAGTAATTTCTTTAACAGTAATTGTAGACGGACTGTTTTTTTGCGGCACCTCATTTAACCTTACAATATAAGGACTTCCTCCCGGCACAATATGTCTTTCTGTTGTTAAAACTGCTGTGCTTATATCACTATAAGGGTTATGCCTATAATCACTTGGGTATGCCATATAATCATCCTCCAATCTTTAATTGCTTAGTGCTGGCTTGCTGCAGGAGCTCTGCCAGTTTAGCGTTACGGTCTAAATCAGCAAAATATCTGTCTATGCTAAAAGGCTGCTCGCCAAGCTCTACATCCAGCTTTATACCGTCTTTTCCCGAGATATTGTACTTCAATTTTATTATCGGATAATCATAGCGAAATCCATCTAAATCGGTTATAGCAGCCTGTCCTTGCGTAGATAATTTGCGCACAAAAAAAGAACCATCAGGTTTGGGATATTCCAACACTATGTTAGATATCTTAACCGCCTTGATAGGTTCTTTATAACGATTAATTTGATTCAATCCCCACCTCTGCGCATCACTGACTGCATAGGCGCTAGGCAAAGACCATACTGCTTCTTGCACACCATACTTTAACTGGCTTTCTAGATTTTCAACACTACAAAGCCATTGCTCTCCTTGCTCATCAACATTACCGCCTTTGATATAAGCTTTATTAACGATTTTTTCAACATCCCAGCTAGGTTGATATTTACCGACATGTTTGCCTACCCAGAAGCGCGCTTGCTCGTTGATTTCATTTATCCGCGGTTTAAAATACAGTTCCCGCAATTCATCAACTCCGTACACATAATCAATCGCAAAATCAGACAACTGTTTTAAAGCTTCTTTCGCCGTTACGCCATCAAATTCTATTTTGCTGATTGTGTACGCAGTATTAACTATTTTATTGCCGTTAAAGGTTAAACCTACCTGTCGTTCTATTTTTCTAGCAATATCAGCAACGATTGCCGACACCTCCATGTTTTCATAGGTCGCAAAAATAAAGACTTTATCCAACAAATTATAAAATCCATGCCCGGTAAATTTATAATTATCGTCCGTTGAACCTATTATTGGTCTCGTAATAACATAGCCGCTCCACCAAGGTTTTATATCATTAAACAAATGAATATCAATGCGCTGACGATAGTCAAGCTCACTATTAGTCGGCATTTTGCGAAATATTATTTCTACCTTGCCGCACCCTGTTTCGACAAGTTCAAAGCTTAGTTTTTCAATGCTGTTGAATTCTGATCCTGCTCCGAAAACCGCAGTCTTTGTTCCGGCTGAATTATAAGCAATAACTGTATAAATCCCTGGCAAATAATTGATTTTATCATCAGGCAAATCACCGCCGCCACTATCAATTACAACAGAACCAGCATACCTATATTTACCATAATGGTATAAACCATAACGCAAATTACTCATATAAACCACCTCGCAGTGTATGCAATATTAACTTTACAGGCGGCTCCCGTATATTCATAAATATTTTCTCCAGGAAAGGCATGTAAAAAAATACCGTTAAACGTATTTAAGCTATTGCCTGTGTCTCTGCGTACAGTGCCGGTTTCTCCGTTTACAACGGATATAGCCGGTGCCGTCAAAAGTGTGTCTTTTAATATAAACCTTTGTCCGCTTGTGACATGTAAAATTGCAATATCCGGAGTAGTGCTACCCTCTGGCGGTACGAAAGTAAAAATCAATGGCACATCTACAGATGAAGGATTCTCAATAATAATTTTAGTTTCATTTTGCTCGGATATAAAATTCGTGGTAATCACTGTTTGAGTAATGTCATATCTAAATGGATCTGCTAAAAGCAAACTAACCGTAATATTACTCCAACGCTGTTTAAAGCCGTTCTCATACTCGTGGGTAATTTTGCTGATGCTTGCAACATTAAAACACCTGTCAGATCGGCCGCAATAAAGCTTATAATCTGTTTGAGCAAAATATCTGTAGGCGCGGTTTAAAAGCTCATCGTGACTAAATTCATCTTTGCTTTTTAAAGAAAACTTCACCTTTATCGTATGACCTTTAACCATGCCGTCCCCCACTACATCTCCGCCATGTGAAAAGGCTCTATCCCCAATTTTATTATTAAAATCATAGCTACCTGCATCCGACAAAGACCACTCTGCCGGAAGGACATATTCATAACCATCCTTTAAAATTTTTAAATTGTCCTCGGTTCTTTCTCTTTCAGGAAAATTCACATTAAACACCTCTTAAGCCGACAGCTACTATATTACTTAGCCCCTCAAACAAGTCATTTACGTCTGCGGCATCGTTAATATCTCCATAAATATTTTGAGTAACCGTTGCGTTTCTATTTGCACCGGCTTCTACAATACCCTCTGCAATGTTATTAAACACCGCTTTATTTAAGGGCAGTGCTACCTCGTTATCTATGCCCTCACCAATAATACCTAAAGCAGGACCTGTAAAATAACCACCCTTAGCATAGCCTTGTACTGATATGGCATTAGCACTGCTTTTAGTCCCCGTACCTATTGAGGATACTGCTAAAAGAGATGCACCTAAGGCCGCTGCCGTAGTAAGAGAGGCTGTAACCATTCCCAAGGCGCGGGCTGCAGAGCCCGGATGCACCGTTTCATAGGCTACAGCCACAGGTGCCCAAGCAGATAGCTCTGCCGCAGATTGCGCCACACTTGTTGCCGCCTCTTTCTTTTGAATGTTCTGCCCCATAACATGGGATAAAATCATACCCGCTGCCTGCTTTGCAAAATATTGTGCTATTACTTTAAGCATACTCTTACCTAAATCAGCAAAAGCATCCTTAGCACTTTTAGCATTGGTAAGAATGTTCGTAAATGCATCCTCCAGACCTGTTAAAGCCGTACCATACAAATCTGTTACCATTTGAGATATAGTGGCATGAGCATCTAAAAAAGCCTGCTGATAAGTATCCATCATGGTCTTTTGAGCCTCCATGTCATTTAAGCGCATGGCAGCTTCTTCTGTTAATACCTCTTTAAGCCTTGCCAGGTCATTAGTTCTGTAGGCTTCATCAATATTAGCTTGAATATCCTTGCATTGAGCATGATACTCCGCCTTGGTATCTTCATAAGCTTTATCTTCAGCCAGCTTGTCTTTAAGCATTTGCTTATGAAAGTCTAGCTCCCCCGATTCACTTTGTTCGAAGGCAATACTGCGCTCTTTTAAGGCCTGAAGGAATACCTCCTTCTCATTATCTGTTAAGCCAATGAAAGTATTAGAAAGATTGGTCCAGCGTTCTTCAATACCATCTAATGTCTTTTCATGCTCAAGCTTCATTTTGACAAGTTCTGCAGCAGCGGCATCTGCATTTAAAACACTGCCTGCCGCTTTTGATGCAAAGGAGGCCGCACTTATACTGCTTCTTATATCCTGAATTTTCTTTGCTTCTTCCTGCAAAGCCGTTATCCGTTTTTGAGCATACAACTCTACTAGCCGCTGTTTATCTCTTTCGTAGTTTTCATTAGCAGTTTTTGATTTTTCAAGCTCAGCACTTTCTTCTTGATACCAGCGCTCTACAAGCTGTGACTTGGTATTAAATGTGCGCACCCATTCTTCTTCAATAGACTTAGAGGTGTTGGCAGCTTGAGTGGCAGTATTACCTATACTACCACTGCCCCCTTTACCGCCACCGCTCGGTACCGCTCCGCCACTGCTGCCTTTAAAATTACTAAAATCAGGCTTCTTCAATTCTTTTTTAGGGGCAGAATCACTATTTGCACCATCTTCAGAATTCCCTTCGCCTACGTTATTTAAAGCCGCATTAGTTTCAAAGATTTTTGAAATCAGACCGGATAACCAGCCAGTTGCACTGTTTACAAAATTAGAAATGGTGGAAAGTCCGCTTGATGCCCAAGCCGGCAAAACACTATCTGCCATTCCGCCTAAAGCCGAGGCAACTGCCTCTAAAGCAGAACCTACTCCATTAACCATCCATTCAAAGACACTGCATATGCCTTCAATCGCAGTCGCAACCATTGTTAAAAGATAAGCTGCACCTGTGATAAGGTTGCCAAAATATTGAAGTATTCCTGTTACTACAACAGCTACCACAGTACCAAAAGCTACAAACAGCGGTCTTAAAGCTGTAAGCACTGATGAAAATAGATTGCCTAGGGCCGAGAAGGCAGACTGCAAGGCACTTCCTGCTTGGAACAAGACTTCTGTCTTTACCCCCATCAATTGAAACACGTCTGCTACACTTACCCCATTAGCCCATAGTGTATAAAGAACAGCTCCAATAGCAGTAATAACCGCTATAAAAGGTGCTGCCGTTGCTACTGCCGCTCCAATTGCGGTAATAAATGGTGCTGCCATAGCGAGTGCTGCAATCCCTGCTGCATACATGGCAGGAATAGCAATTCCGGTTAAAGCTGTGCCAAAGGCAATAATGGCAAGCTGAACCTCAGGCGGTATGCAGCTTAGAATTGCTTCGCGAATACCGCCCTCCTGCAATACGGCAGCAAAATTACTAAGCCACTCACCAATAGAACTAAACAGCTCCGGCAAGTTCAAGGCCTCTGCAATAGCCAGACCTGTTTGAGAGGCAAGCTGTCCTAAGCCGTCCATAAGATTAGACCATGTACCAATAATCGTGCCGCTTTGCTGCTCCATCATGCCGCCATAGCGATTTTCCATACCGCCTACCAAAGCGTCTAATGCCATTTGGCTATCTACCATGCGTTTTGTTACCATATCTTGAGCCGTTGCAACATCAGTACCTAACTTATCTGCTAAAAGCTGCCAAGCAGGAATACCAAGCTCTGTAATCTGCATGATTTCCTGGCTGGCTAATTTACCCTTAGCTGCAATCTGCCCTAGGGCAATAGTCAAACGGTTTACACCATCTTGTCCTGCCCCAACGCCTGCCGCTGCATCACCAACAGCGGTAAGCGTAGGAATAATCTGCTCAGCCGTAAAGCCAAAAGCTAAAAACTTTTGGCTGGCTTTAGTTACATCATTAAATTCAAAAGGGGTATTAGCTGCAAAATCCTGCAGTTCTTTTACAAAAGCTGTAGCCTTTTCTGCACTGCCCAGCATATTAGTCATTGCGACC